TTAAAAACGTAGTAAGTGACACAACTATAACTATAGCTACAGCAGGCGTTGCGATAGCAACCAATGATGTGTATGAAATATATAAAGGCAATGTAGCTGGTAGCGAAGGCTATTCTTTGTACTTTGGAACTACAGGTGATGTTAAAATCACAGATGTTTCAGGAAATACAACAACTATAAATAACATTCCAGCTGGTAAGATACTTGATTTACAAGTGGTAAAAGTTTTTGCATCTTCACCAACACCTCCTATTGACATAGTATTATTAGATAAACTAGATTAAAAAACAAATTATGGCATATAAACAAAACTTTGGTCCTTCAAGAAAATCTGGCAAAGCTGTATCCATGTGTGGCATTTCAAGAATAACTAGCGATGCATATGATGCTGAAATTGGTGGAGCTGCAGATAACGCATATTCAAATTATCAAGGAAAGCCAACAGATGCAAGTGCTTATGTGCAATCATCTGATATACCTACAGGTGGTATGACTATTGATGGTTCTACTGGAAAATCAAGTGGCGGTAAGGAAACTAGCATAAAAAAAGATAGTGACGGCGGTGTTACTAAGTTGGGTAGATTAAACAATAAAGTACAAAAAGTAAAAGATGGTGGAGGTAATAAAGCTAAAGAAGCTAGATTAAAAGGTAGAATAAATAGAACTGAAAAAAGACAGTCTGAAAGAGCTGTACGAGTAGAGAAAAGAAACGAAAGAAAAATGGATCGTACTGTAAAAAGAGAAAAAACTAAAAACAAAATTCATAATTTCTTTAGTTCAGATAAATACGATATTAAAGAAAGTAAACCAAAAAGCTCTGGTTATAAAGGTTGGGGAATGTTTTAAAAAATAAATTATGGCATACAAACAAAAAGGACATTACGGTAAATATAGCGGAAACGCTAAACACTCTAAACATCACATGGTTAATTCATGGGAAGAAGAAGATGTGAAAAGAGGAAGACAGCAAATGAAAGAAGGTCACAGAGGCCACGCTGAAGCTTTATTTGATGATGCTCATGGTAGTTACAATTACGATGGTCATAACTCAACAGGTAGTGAATCACCCGCAAACTTTCTTGGTGGGGTTTTTGGAGCTGCTACAAAACTTGCCGGAAGAAAAGGTAGTAGAAGTAGACTAAGACAACATAGTGAAGTAATGGATGCTTTAGGTAGAATAGAGGGTGAGCTTAGCGGTGAAAGCCAATCTCTCGATCCACAGCAACCAGTTCAAAATGAATTACCAATCCCACCGTCTCAAAAAATAGCAGAAGGTATTGCTTCTTTAGGTACAGCTTTTTCCGACAACCCATCTATTGATCAAAGTGAGATTGATACAGATTTATAATAAACAGAGTAAACTGACAAATCAAAAAAACAAACATTTAACATTTAACATTTAACATTTAACAAAAAAAGATTATGGCAAATTACATTAAAATTAAAGCTGCAGACGTAGATGTAGCTAACGTGACTTCTGATTTATTATTAGGAGAGATTGTATCAGTAGCACAAGGTACAGCTAATGGTACTGGAGACGCGAACAAATTCACAGTTTACAATAGCATTGGAAAAAGCTATTTATTTACTGTAACTGGAAAAGCTAAAGAATGGGCAGAAGCTGTTCAAAAAGCAATTACTGCTAACCCAGGGGGTATCATGTCAATTGTACAAAACAGTACAGGCGTTAAGATAACTGCATTAGCTATAGCATAACTATGAAATCTAAGGGATTAGGCGATGATATTGCTAAGTTTACAGAAAAAACAGGTATTAAGTCCGTTGTAGATAGAGTGTCTAGCGGACTTAACCTTCCCTGTGGTTGTAAACAAAGACAAACAACGTTAAACAAAATGTTCCCTTATAAAGATTAATATGGCTTTTAAAATGAAATCACCGTTTGCTTTATCTACTACTCCAGTATATGAAAGAGAATTACCGGAGGGTATATTAGGTAAAGGTAATAAAAATGGAACTATATTAATTTCAGAAGACATTACTAAAGATACTGAACAAACTAAAAGTATAATTGATCATGAAGAAGTTCATATAGATCAAATAAAAAGAGGTGATTTAGATTACGATAGTAAAAATGTCTATTGGAAAGGAAAAAAATACTCTCGCTCTAAAATGAGGGAAGGTGATCCTAATTTACCTTGGGAAAAAGAAGCTTACAGTAAAACTGATAACTATAACAAATATTAAAAATTACAATGGGATATAAACAAAACTTTGGTCCAAGTAGAAAAGGGGCTAAGCACGGAAAAGACATGATTTCAAGAATCATGAGTAACACAGACACAGTAAGTCCATTAGATAACTCTGTTCAACATCTGAAAGGAATGAAAGGAGCTAAAGATGGTACTAAAGGTTCAGGTATGTATAGAAAATCTTATATGAAAGGAGACTCTTATGCTGTACCAGCTGATAAACTAAAAAGTATACAAAAATCAGAAGGATTATCAAGAGAAGGTTCTAAGCCAGATTATATAGATATTGATGGTGATGGAGATAAAAAAGAATCAATGAAGTCTGCATCTGACGGAATGTCTAGATTTAAAAGTGATGCTCAAAGAAAAGCTGTACACGCTAGTAAAGCAGATGGCGGTATGTCAAGACAAAAATATGGTGGTAACAAAGGAGACTTAAGAAGATCTGCTAAAAAAGATTATTAAAATAAAATGCCAAAAAAGAAGTTTTCCGAAACAAAAGTAGGTAAGTTTTTAGGTAGTGTTGCACCAGGAATATTAGGTGTAGCAAGTGACTTATTGCCAGATGCTGGCTTATTAAACGTTGTTAAAGGTTTAATAATAAAAGACGAAACTATCAAACCTGAAGACAAAGAGACTGCTTTAAAACTATTAGAACAAGATCAAGTAGAGATGCAGGAAGTATCTAAACGTTGGGCAAGTGACATGAAATCTGATTCATGGCTTTCTAAAAATACCCGTCCAATGTCATTGATATTTTTAACAGTATCTATGGTAATACTTATACTGCTAGATAGTTTTGAAATAGAGTTTCATGTAGCTGAAGGATGGGTTTCATTATTGCAAACTCTTTTAGTTACAGTGTATGTTGCATATTTTGGTTCTCGTGGAGCGGAAAAATTCAAAAGTATAGGTAATAATAATAATAAGTAAAATTAATAACAATTAAATTTAATCAAATGAGTAAAGAAGTAAAAAAGATTACAGAGGAAGAATTAAAAAATGTAAAAGAGCTTAGTGCTAAATACAATGGAATTCTTACTGAAATGGGTTTTCACCAATTAAGACAATGCAGTTTATCTAAACTAGCTGAAGAAGAAATTGAAAAGCTAGATAAAGTTAAGAAAGATTTAGAAGAAAAATACGGACCTGTTAATATTAGTTTAGAAGACGGTACTTATTCTGAGATCGAATCACAGGAAGATAAAGGTGAGTAATATTATTAGAAAAATCAGTATTGGTTCTGACTATAAAAATGATGCAATGCATTATTCTTTAGGTCAACAAGTATATGGTGGTCATGTTATATCACATATACTAGAAGATACTGAAGACAATTCTTATAATATTCATATAAAGAAAGATGATGAAATATTGCCGTGGAAGAAATTTAATTCTAACATGGCAATATCCATCGAGTACGATCTACAGTATTAATGAACTCACTATACGACTTTATAGTTAGACCTCTTGGAAAAGAATATTCTAATGATATAAATATAGGTGGTGTTAAATTAATTTTAAACACCAAGATAGAAAGTTTTAAATTTGTAAATAACTTAGCTGTAGTTGTTTCAATTCCTTTAGCTTACAAAACACATATTAATGTTGGCGATATAATAGTTATACATCACAATGTGTTTAGAACTTTTTACGATATAAAAGGTAAAAAGAAAAAAAGTAGGTCTTGGTTTAAAGAAGATTTGTATTTCTGTTCTTTAGATCAAGTTTATTTATATAAGAATAAAAACGACGACGATTTTAAATCTATAAACAATAGATGTTTTATAAAACCATTAAAATCAAAACGTAAGTTTAGCGTAGACAAAGAGCAAAAGCTTATTGGTATATTAAAAATAGGTAATAGTTCGTTAGAAGCCGCCGGTGTGAGCGAGGGAGACCTTGTTGGTTACACCCCGTATGGAGAGTATGATTTTATTATTAATGATGAAAGATTGTACTGTATGAAATCAAATGATATTGTAATTAAATATGGAGATAAAGAAAACCAAACTGAATATAATCCAAGCTGGGCAAATAGCGGTTGATGAATTAATAAAGGTAGCTAAAGAACCTATTGTAGACTCTGGTGATGATATATCAGCAGATCGTTTAAAAAACGCAGCAGCAACAAAAAAACTAGCTATATTTGATGCTTTTGAAATATTAACAAGAATTCAAGAGGAAAAAGATATATTAAACGAAAAACCTAAAGAAACAAAAGAAAGAAAGTTCAAAGGTTTTGCTGAAGGAAGGTCTAAAAATGTATAAGCAAAGTTTATATAAAATATTAGATAATTATATTAACGCTAAAATTCTTAAAAGAAATAATAAGTATAAAAAGTGGGAGTATGGTTATAACGAAAAACATGATATTGTTATAATATCTAAAGATGGTACTATAGGTGACGTATACGAGATAGATAATTTAAAAATAGCATTACCATCTACTCCAGAAAAAGTTATTAATTTAGGTAATAAAAAATGGAGCAAGGTTGATCCACCTGTAGAATTTAAGAGTATAAAAACAATATTCGACTGGGAGGATTATCCTATAGAATTTAAAGAAAAATGGTATGATTACATCAATGATGAGTTTAATAAAAGAGAAAAAGGTTTTTGGTTCATTAATAAGGACATTCCTACTTATATTACTGGTACTCATTACATGTACTTGCAGTGGTCCAAGATTGATGTTGGGAAACCAGACTTTAGGGAATCAAACAGATTATTCTTTATATTCTGGGAAGCTTGCAAGGCCGATATTAGATCCTATGGGATGTGCTACCTTAAGAACCGTAGATCTGGATTTTCTTTCATGTCATCAGCTGAAATTGTTAATCTTGCAACAATATCCTCGGATTCACGGTTCGGTGTATTGTCCAAATCTGGACAAGATGCTAAGAAGATGTTCACTGACAAGGTGGTACCAATCTCTGTTAATTATCCGTTCTTCTTCAAACCCATCCAGGACGGAATGGACCGTCCAAAGACCGAGCTTGCCTACAGGGTCCCGGCCTCGAAATTTACCAGGAGACGACTCGATTCCAAGGATAGATCCAAGCAAGAAGCCCTTGAAGGCTTGGACACGACCATCGACTGGAAGAACACGGGTGATAACGCCTACGATGGGGAAAAGCTTAAACTCCTCGTCCACGATGAATCGGGTAAATGGGAAAGGCCGAACAACATCCTCGACAACTGGAGGGTTACGAAAACCACCCTTAGATTAGGTAGTAGAGTAATTGGTAAGTGTATGATGGGATCAACATCGAACGCTTTAGATAAAGGAGGAGATAATTTTAAAAAATTATACTACGATTCAGATGTTACAAAAAGAAACGCCAATGGACAGACTCGCTCAGGACTATATTCTTTGTTCATTCCTATGGAATGGAATTACGAAGGATACATTGATTCTTATGGAATACCTGTCTTCGACACACCACAGAAAGCAGTTGCAGATCCGCATGGCACGAAGATAAAGCAAGGTGTAATAGAGTATTGGCAGAATGAAGTTGAAGGATTAAAAGGTGATCAAGATGGTTTAAATGAATTTTATCGCCAGTTTCCAAGAACAGAGGAGCATGCTTTTAGAGATGAAGCCAAACAATCTTTATTTAATCTAACTAAAATATATGAGCAAATAGATTGGAACGGAGACTTGAGACATAGTAATTTAATAACTCAAGGTAATTTTCAGTGGGAAAACGGAATAAGAGATACTAAAGTTATTTTTGTCCCTCATAATAAGGGTAGATTTTATGTATCTTGGATACCATCACCGCATTTGCAAAATAAAATTATAATAAAAAGAGGTTTAAAATATCCAGCTAATGAACATATGGGTGCTTTTGGTTGTGATAGTTATGATATATCAGGAACAGTAGACGGTAGAGGATCTAACGGAGCTTTACATGGTTTAACCAAGTTTAGCATGGAAGATGCACCAGCTAACCACTTTTTTCTAGAATACATAGCTAGACCTCAAACTGCAGAAATATTTTTTGAAGATGTATTAATGGCTTGCGTATTTTATGGTATGCCTATACTCGCAGAAAATAATAAACCTAGATTATTATACCATTTCAAGAGAAGAGGATATAGAGGTTTTGCAATGAACAGACCAGATAAACTTAAATTATCAGTAACAGAAAGAGAGATAGGTGGAATACCTAACTATAGTGAGGATATAAAACAAGCACACGCTGCTGCAATTGAA